TGACAACGCCTGCTACCTTGGCGACCAACATCCTGTTCCCGCCTGGCTATCTTCGTGCGTTTGTCTTTAACTTGGCGATGGAGATTGCACCTGAGTTTGGTGTCGAGCCTAGCCCACAAGTACGGCGCATCGCCATGACCAGCAAGCGCAATATCAAGCGCATCAACAACCCTGACGATGTGATGTCTATGCCTTACGCTATTGTGTCGTCCAGACAGCGGTTTAACATTTTTGCCGGGAACTACTAACATGGCTACTATTGCAATTTCTGCCCTCCCTGTAGCCACGGCTGCTGCCGTTGGTGATGTCTTGCCAATTGTGCAAGGAGGCACGACAAAACAGCTTACTAACGCGTTGCTGTTTACCAGCGCAACATTGGTAGCGCCCGCGCTTGGCACGCCAATTTCTGGCATTTTGACCAACTGCACGGGCTTGCCTGTTGCGACTGGCGTTTCTGGTTTGGCTGCAAATGTGGCGACATTCTTGACAACCCCATCAAGCGCAAACTTGGCAGCAGCACTCACAGATGAGACAGGCACGGGCGCAAATGTATTTGCCAACACGCCGACATTGGTGACACCAATTCTTGGTACGCCGACCTCTGGAGTGCTCACTTCATGCACTGGCTTACCGCTTACGACTGGTGTGACAGGTGCTTTGCCAGTCGCAAATGGTGGCACTGGTGCATCAGGTGCAGTGCAGACATTGAGTGGCGCAGGCGCGGTAAATATTACCAGCCTTGCCACTGCTTTCACTTCGACTGCTACTGGCAATGCTTTAACACTTGCAGATGGCGCACAAGGCCAACTCAAGACAATTATTTATGTTGCAGAAGCCGCTGGCGGCGATACTGGTGTTTTGACCCCGACCAACCTTGGCAGCGCAACCACAATCACATTTAATGCCGTTGGCGATTCGGTGACTCTCCAGTTTGCTGGTACTGACTGGTGGGTCGTTGGATTGCGTGGCGCGGCAGTCGCTTAATGAAAACGCCGATTCTTGGGTCGGCCTATGTTGCCCGCAGTATCAACGCTGCGAACAACCGCATGGTCAACCTGTTTCCAGAGGCCATCCCAGAAGGCGGCAAGGAACCTGGCTTTCTGAATCGCGCACCTGGCCTTGACTTCCTACAGACCGTAGGCACCGGGCCGATCCGGGCGTTGTGGGCGCACCAGACTAACGGCAGCGACTTCTTTGTAGTCTCTGGTTCTGGCCTCTACAAGATGACCGGCCTGACTGCCACGCCACAACTGTTGGGGACTTTGACTACCAGCAGCGGCCCGGTGTCTATTGCGGACAACGGCACGCAACTATTCTTAGCCACCAATCCTGACGGGTTCATCTACAACGAAGTAACCAATGTATTCGCCCAGATCACCGACCCTGACTTTGCTGGAGCGGTGACGGTCGCTTACTTGGACGGGTATTTTGTCTTTAACCAACCCAACAGCCAAATTCTTTGGGTGTCTCAATTGCTAGATGGCACTTCAGTTGACCCGTTGGACTTTGCCAGCGCTGAAGGCGCACCCGATGGTGTGGTGGCTGTTATTTCCAACTACCGCGAGCTGTGGGTATTTGGCACCGACTCGGTAGAGGTCTGGTACAACATTGGCGGCGCTGACTTCCCACTACAGCGCATCCAAGGCGCGTTCAACGAGATTGGTTGCGTTGCTGCGTTCTCAATTGCCAAGCTGGACAACGGCTTGTTCTGGCTCGGTACGGACGCTCGGGGGCAAGGCATCGTCTACCGTGCCAACGGGTATGTGGGCATTAGGATTTCTACCCATGCCATAGAGTACGCAATCGCCCAGTACGGCAACATTGCAGACGCCATTGCCTACACCTACCAGCAAGAAGGCCATGCTTTCTACGTGCTGACGTTTCCAAGCGGCAACGCCACTTGGGTCTACGATGCATCCACCCAAGTCTGGCACGAACGTGCGGGTTTTGATGGCGGCGACTTTATGCGCCACCGCAGTAACTGCCAGTGCAACTTTGGTGGCAACATCATTGTGGGCGACTTCCAAAGCGGCGACATATATCGGTTTGACCTGGATGTGTACGCTGACAATGGCGGCATCCAAAAGTGGCTGAGATCGTGGAGGGCGCTGCCAACCGGCCAAAACAATCTGAAACGCACGGCGCAACACAGTCTGCAACTAGACTGTGAAGCAGGCGTTGGGCTAAATTTGTACCCTGCGTATGCCAGCGAAAATATTGACACTGAGGCGGGGTTAGACCTTGTGGCTGAGTACGTGCAAACGTTTTTAGCCACGCAATCGGGGGTTACTTTAACCACCGAAGCAGGAGACGGTTTTGAGCCTTTGGGCCAGTACGAGTTGTCAGATACCGATATTACTGGGTACAACTTAGTCACCAATTCATACCCTGCTGCGCCAGGCTATGACCCGCAGGTAATGTTGCGCTGGTCAGATGACGGTGGTCACACTTGGTCTAACGAGCATTGGTCGTCAATTGGCAAAATTGGCGCGTATGGGCACCGAACCTTTTGGCGTCGGTTGGGCATGACCTTGAAGCTGCGCGACCGGGTGTACGAACTTTCCGGCACCGACCCCAACAAGATAGCGATCATGGGCGCTGAATTGCTACTGAGCCCGACTAGCGCTTAACATGGCTACGGGCAACCAAACCCAGATCACCCCGCCACGGGTGCCGATCATTGACGAGCGCACGGGTGCAATCTCGCGTCAGTGGTATCGCTGGTTTTATAGCCTGTACACCTTTACCGGGGAAGGAACAGGCATTCTTCCCGTCACCTCTGGCGGCACGGGTCTAGGCACAATCCCGACAAACGGGCAATTGCTGATCGGAAACGGCACGGGTTACACGCTAAACACGCTAGGCGCTGGCGCAGGCATTTCGGTTACCAACGGCTTAGGCACCATCACGGTAGCCAACACGGGCGTTCTGAGCGTTTCTGGAGGCACTACTGGCCTGACCCCTGCCACGGCTACCACGGGCGCTGTAACGCTGGCTGGGAGGCTTGCAATTGCCAACGGTGGCACAAACGCTACAGCTACCCCCACGGCAGGCGGTATTGCCTACGGCACGGGCACGGCGTATGCGTTTACTTTGGCGGGTACGTCTGGTCAGATGTTGACCAGCGCCGGGGCGGGTACGCCGACTTGGACAACGCCAGTGGTCAATACGGTGTCGGCTCCGGTTACCAAGACTGCCAACTTTACCGTGGCGGTTGGCGAAGCCTGGCTGATCAACAACAAGTCTGGCTCGACTTGTACGGTCACGCTGCCGACAGCGTCTGCATGGATTGGACGCCAGTTAATTTTTAAGAACATGCAGGCGCAGACTCTGGTGTCAGCGTCGAGTAATGTTGTGCCGCTTGACAGCACCAGCGCCGGTACGGCGATCCTTTTGGATGTTGTGGGCAACTGGGCGACGATGGTGTCGGACGGCACCAACTGGGTCATCATGCAAGCCGCCGCAAACAACAACCTGTTGCTGGAGTGACAGATGATCCACCACCACTTTAGCTCAGGTGTTTACGCCAAAGAAACCAGAATCCCAGCAGGGTACGTCTTGGTGCAACACGCCCACAAGCATGACCATCTGTCTATTTTGGCTAGCGGGTCTGTTGAGTTGGCGGTTGATGGTGAGAAGTCCGTTGTCCATGCCCCTGCCTGCTTGACTATTGCTGCGGGTAAGCATCACGGCATAAAATCAATCACGGACGTTGTGTGGTACTGCGTACACGCTACTGACTGCACGGATGAGGATGGTATTGATGAAGTGCTGATTGAGTCTGGGAATACGGAAGAAATGCAAAAATTGGCGTTAAGCCTTCAGGAGTAAATTATGCCTTGGTCATTTATCGTACCCGCCGCAATTAGCCTATTTTCAGGCAGTCAACAAGCAGACGCTGCTGAAAGTGCGGCAGGCGTTGCCGGTGCAGCTTCTGACCGTGCAACAGCGTTGCAAAAGCAGATGTTTGAACGGCAGATGGCGGGGCAAGAGCCTTACCGCCAGGCTGGCCTAGCTGGGCAAAACAGGCTGATGGAGTTGCTTGGACTCAGAATGCCAGCGCAAGCCGGTGGCGGTGGTGTTGGCGCTCCGTACATGCGTAGTGACGCTGAACTCAGAAATGCGTTAGCAGGGCAGTTTACGTCAGAAGGGTCGCCTGGAGGTTATACCGGCGGCGTCGGTAGGGAGGGCGGCGATGGCGTTTATTTGGGGGCAACGCCAGGCGTAATTGACGAGGCCGGTCTTTCTCGCGCTATGGCTGCGGCGCGTCAAGGCGACCAGAACGCCATGAACAACTACCAACCACCGCAAGGTGGGCAAAGTGCTGACTTTGGTCGGTATGCCAGAGACTTCGGCATGTCTGACTTCCAGCAAGACCCCGGCTATGCGTTCCGATTGAGCGAGGGACAGAAGCTACTTGACAGGTCTGCGGCGGCTAGAGGCGGTTTGATTTCTGGTGGGGCTTTGAGGGCCGCAACGCGCTACGGGCAGGACATGGGGTCGCAAGAGTACCAGAACGCATTCAACCGTTACCAGACAAACCGATCTAACCAACTTAATCCTTTGGGCAGCTTGATGACATTGGGGCAGAATGCAGCGGCTAACCAAGGCGCGTCTATGGGGACTTACGGCACTAACGTAGGTAATGCGTACATGGGGCAAGGTGATATTCAAGGTAACGCGATGTTGGCGGGCGCTCAAGCTAGATCGTCATCGTATGGTGACATTGCCAACCGGTATGGCCGTACTAAGCCTAATTTTAGTAACATGTTTGGCAGCAGCAGCATTCCATTATTTAACCCAGATGGAACCCCTACATCTTAATTTAAGGTTACATCATGGCACTTAATTTTGGAATTCTTCAGCCCGTTAATATCGGGGGCCAAATCATGGCCGGTGAACAAGAGGCGCAGCGCAACCAGTTGGCGCAACAGCAGCTAAAAACTGGCGCGATGCAGCAAGAAAAAGCCCAAATGGAAATGACGGGGTTTAAGCGTCGTCAAGCGGGTTTAGATGAGTTTTTGAAACTAAGCGCTGCCAATGGAAAGACCGGAACGCCCGAAGAGTTGGCAGATAGTTTTTATAACTTTTCGTTGACGCAAGGCGACCCTACGCTAATTATGTCTGCGTACAACGCACGGCAAGCTGCCAAAGAACGTAGCGCGTATCAAGCCAGCCGCACGCCTGGGGCTCCTGCCGCGCCTGCTATTGCATCCGCGCAAGAACTACCGGGTGTAACAGTTGGCGGGCCAAATCCTCCTAACATGCTTGGGGGCGCTCCCATGCCTACGGCTAACAGGCTGGCACCTGCGCCTGTTGCTCCTGCTGCGCCGGTCAATCAGTTGGGAGTAGATACAAATGCAATGCAAACTCGCATTGATGAACTACGAATAAAGTTTCCAAATGTGCCGCAAGCGCAAAAAGAAGCGGACAGACTTGAAAAACAATTGGAAGAGTTAAACAAAATGCAAGTCGTCGCGCCTGGCGCAACGGTGTTTAGAGGTGGTAAATCAATATTTACCGCACCTAAAGAAGTCACCGAATCCGAATTTGAAAGAAATTTGGCTAAGTTAGATTTACCTGAAAACCAAAAAACAGCGTTTCGAATCGCAAGGGCTAGAAAAGAATCTACTTTTGCGCCCGCAGCCGTAGTTAACGTGTCTAACGTGCAAGAAAAAGCGGAGAAAGCCGAGCGGGGAAAATTGCTTGTTGAGCAATACAAAGATGTTGCTAAAGCCGCAAAAAATGCAATTAATACTTTGCCAGCGTTGGAAACACAATCTGCAATTCTTGATGCAGGTTTTAAAACAGGTTTTGGTACTGAAACGCAAAAAGTTGGCGCTTCGCTTCTTAGTGCGTTGGGTGTGCCGGAAGCAACCAAATACGCTGCCGACTCGGAAAAGTTTTTAGGCGCGGCTAATCAAGCCATTTTGCAAAAACAACTTGAACAAAAGGGCACACAAACGGCATCTGACGCAGAACGTATTTCGCAAACTGGCGCGCAACTTGGAAACACTGTTAAAGGCAATCGTTTTATGATTGATGTAGCCACATCACAACTAAAACGTGACGTTGAACAGCGCAATTTTTACGATGCGTGGCAGAAAAAGAACGACACGTATGACGGCGCTGAAGATGCTTGGTTTGGTGGCGAAGGTGGCAAGTCACTGTTTGACCGCCCAAGTCTTAAAAAGTACGCTACGCCAGTACAAGCACCCGGCAAGCCAGCGGCAACGCAAGGAACTAGTGGGTTCAAGTACCTTGGAAAAGAAGGTAACAAATAATGGCTACCAAATATCGTGTTCAAGGCCCAGACGGCGCGGTGCATGTCTTTGAAGGCCCAGATGATGCAACGCCTTCTGAAGTTGAATCGTTTGCCGCTCAGACCTTTGGCGTTGCTACCGCTCCTGCGGTTGCTCCCACCGCCCCCGCGCCTAAACGCAAAGCATCTACGATGGATATTGTTACCAGTGCGCCATATAAAGCACTAGCAGGCGCAGCGGATGTGTTTCTTACTGCGCCTGAAAACGTAGCTAACCTTGCAAAAATGGGTTTTGGCGCTGCAATGACTGCGGCTGGCCGACCTGAATTCGCTCCAGAGGTAACCGCTCCTCGCCAACCTATAGCAGAAGCCTTACAACGTTCCGGTTTTATTAAAGAACCGCAAGGCGAAACTACACCGCTTCAACGCATGCTGGATGTTGGAATTCAAGGAGCTACAGGAGCATTGATTGGAAGTCCATCTGTTATACGCGCTGCTGCTCCTACATTGATGGGGCAAACCCGCGCAGCAGGGACAATGGCCGCAATGGGTGGGAGCGCTGGAACGGCGGGGCAAGCTGTTACCGAAGCTACAGGTGAACCGTTGTTTGGTGCTGCTACTTCTATGACGGTGCCGGGGCTTGCGATTGGCGCAGCCAGAGCGCGGCAAGCCAACTTACAAGCACAGCAACAACGCAACGCAGTGCGCGACTTGACAATTCGACAAGCGCAGCAAGAAGGGTTTTTGACTACGCCCGGTAGCGTGACGCCTAACGTGCAAAATGTTTTGTTAGAACGTTTGGCTGGAAAAACTCGAACGCAACAACAAGCATCGGTTGAAAACCAACAAGTTACTGACAGGCTTGCACGACGGGCAACGGGCATTGGTGAAAACGATCCGCTAACCCGCGCCAATATGCAGCAAATTCGTAGGGACGAATACCAACGAGGTTATGAGCCGTTAAACCGTATTGGCGCTGTACCTACAGACCCGCAATTTAACACTGCGCTTGACGATGTGTTGGCTGCGTACACTGGCCCCGGACAGTCATTCCCCGGCGCAATTCCTCAACCAGTGTTAAATTTGG